AAGCTGTGAGTACGTCTACGAGGTTATCATTTAGATCTTCCTCAGAAACGTGCATGATCTGTGCATACTTACGTGCTGTAAGTACAATTTCGTCTAGAGTTGCTGTTGCTTCTCCAATTGTTGCACCTTCTGCAACAACTGCTGGAGCGTCAGTCTTAAAACGAGGCACAGTTTTGGTACGTGATGCCATGGCTTCTCTACGAGCATAAGCTTCAACAGCAGAATTTGCCAAGAGGTCTTGGATTACTGCAGAACCTTGCTCTTCAAGAATATAACCATTAGCTTCTGTAAAATCTGTACGTGCCATGATTTATCTCCTTAATTTGAATTTGATTTGAGTTATTAGATTAAAATCGTCCAATTTATATCTGCAAACCCAATCGTCCAATCGGAGTTTGCCTGAGTCAATTTTACCATAAATTTAATCTAAATACTACCTTCCAAGCACTAGTTTTGCTTGTAATTGGCTTGCTGAAAGCTTTGTATCTACGGCAACTGTGTTACCAGAATCTGCTTTTCCTCCAACAAGAATTTTAGGGTCAAACAATTCTGGGAAATCGTTTTTTAAACCCTCAATTTGGTCATCAAGACCTTCTAACTGTAAATCATCATTTAAAGTTAATAGATCCATCTTGATGTACTTCAAAAGTCTGTCTGAATTTTGAAGGCCAAGGCCCTGCAAATGTCCAACAACCTTATCTTGAACAAATTTAGATTTGATCTTATCGGAATAATCTTGCCAAGACTTTAATTGAGTCTCTAGATCTTCCTTCTCCACTCTAAATTGTTTTGCATCTTTTTTAGCACGATCTAAGGCTGCAAGAACCGCTGCAGGGTCCTTGATTTCCGTAGACGTACCATCTACTGGATTTGTTTCTTCCATTTTTGTCCTTACTGGTTAGTTTGGCTGGCTTCTTGCTGAAGGGCCAAGTTATTTGCGTTTAATGCTTCTGAAGAACTTGCTAAAGATATATCATTAGCTGGTTCTGTTGCTTGAGCAATTTGTTCTGCTATTTGTGGGTCATAACCTAGTTCTAGCAAGATTTGTTCTAGTGGCATACCTACAGAACGCTTGCGAACTGCTATATCCCAATTTTCTAGAGAATCAATGCTCTCTGGGTTATGCCATTTAATTTCTACCTCTGCCGCAATACCTTCTACCTTGAACATAAACTTAAATAAGTCTCTCCAAGTAGATCCAAATGCCAATTGGCGATTTAGAACCTTCTTAAATAGTGGGGCTTCTGCAACACGCAATGCTTGTCCGCTTGGAATATAAGATCCCTTAACAAAATAATGCGTTGGTGTTGAAGTAATTGCTGCCATGGCATTTACGAATTCTAATACTGGCTTTGTAAATGTTTCTGGGTCTGCTGGCTGGAATTGTCCTACAGAAGTAACTCCTTGTAGATACCAAAGTTCTCCTGGGCCATTCTTAAGGGCTCCTAGGTTCTCTCTAGCATTTGCATCATCTGCAAAGTCATCAAGTTCTGCTGAGACTCCGCCATTTGATAATGCATAGCGTTGTGGAGCACCCTGATAATCTACAGTAAGCATATGGGTAGCAATCAATTTATTAATTGCATCTTGTGGTCCAAATGCATCTCCATGCTCTGGCTTTCCATATTGCTTGTATGTGCGGAAGTGGAATACAGGAATTTCATTCCATGGATTAGGAACTACTTCAACCAAAGCGAATTGGTTGCCATTTCCAGTACTCATATTTTCAATTTCACCCATTCCTTCGTACTTTTCAATACGATCTGAGTAATAAAGGTTTAATTTAATGATCTTACGACCATCTGATGCCGTTGTCTGCCACATTTTTGTTGCAAATGATTTAATTCTTGGGTTTTCTTCGTCATAAATCATTGCTGTGGTCAATGGTGAGTTGTAATCAATGGCCAAATTACCATTTGCGTCTGGCCAAACAATCGCATAGCAGTCTCCATAGACTAAAGCATTGCGATGAATTTCATTTATATCTAGTTTTAGATCTGTTTGCTCCCAAATTTGATCAATATACGACTGAGATGCCTCAGTGGTTGTCATAACTTGGCTAATCTCCAGTCTATTTAGAACTGAATCAACAACAGTCTTGCTGAAATTGAATCGGAAGTCTAAAGCTGGGTTCTTGAATAGTCTATACCATCTTTGGTCAAGAAATACTTCAGGTTGTGCACCTTCGTAATAGGATTCAGCGTACGTGTATCCATCTCGTCGTGCCAAAATATGGTCTAGGGCTAATTTAATATCTGACATATTATCTCCTTAAATAATTAAATTGCTTTGCCAATACTTTTGGATTCTTATCGTCTAAGAAATACAATATTCCTGAAACAACAGCATCCAGAACGTCGTCATGTGGTGTTTTTGGGAACGACCACATCTGCTCTTCTAAAGCAGGGAAATGGGAAGTATGGCGAACCTTTCCTTGTTGGTAAAAGTTAAGTGCTTTACCAGCACGTACCTGTTTTGATACAGACTGTTTAATTGATCTATATCTCACAGGAATATTCTTAAATACGTCCTTCCAGAGATCTCCGCCCTGGTTGGTTTCTACGTAAATTACACCAGGCTCATATATTTCAACTAGACTGGCTATTCTGTCGGATAATTCAGATGGAGATACCTTTAATTGTATCGCTTCTCTTACATATATCTGATCTTCTTCTCCTCTAGACAATACGGCTATGCCTGTATAGTCAGAAATCTTATTTTTAGTTACTGCGGGGTCAATAGAGATAATTGTGTTGCCATATTCTGGCAAATCTTCAATAATTACATCTTCATATGTCCAGAAATTACCGTCAAGGTTAACTGGCTTATTCATATAGTTCTTTGCGAAGTCCCGCATATGTCGTTGGCTCTGCAACCATTCTATAGGCCACTTCTGAGGCCATACAGAGCGTTCTGAGCCATCATTGGCGGTCATAATGGCTGGATAGTAGTGAACATTAACATTCTGGGCTGTAATCCATTCTAGCTCTTTTCCACGCTGTCCATCTGCAAATTTACGACATTGATCCATAATAGAATTAGGCATGGTGGTAGTTCCTACAATAATCATACGGGCGTAGATATTCATAGGAGCAATATCGTCAAATACGGTATTTAGTTGCTGGCCCGCTTGATATTCCGAGTAGTTCTTTTCTCCCTTTTCAATATCATCCAAAATAATGAGGTCAGGGCGTTGGCCAAAGACTTTTTTACCCAGTGAGTTAGTATCAATGCCATTAGCGTCGAATATAAAATCGTTTGCTTGAATAATACGCCAAGCATTTGATGCAAGGGAACGCCCAGTGCTAGAGACAATCTTAGGTGTGCATAATTCTGGATAATCTTCTTTGAGATATTCATTGGTCTCCAATTCATTTTTAAATGTTAGTAAGTGAGTCTCAGCCTGAGACGCAGCATCAGAAAAAGCAGCAATAAATTTAACATGATTATGGGCGGCGGCCCACATAGGCAGAAGCAAAAAGATCCATGTGGACTTGCCACATTCTCTAGGTGCTATAAATGCATCTCTATATTGTTTAGGAGTAGTTGGCTTATTGATCCAGTTCTTGCCATATTCACACAAGTCCCAGTGAAATTCAGACAATGTAATCTCATCCTGTGCATTTTTTAAATGATGAGGTAGGTATATAAGTGCAAAGAGTAAGGGATCATTTTTAGTAAGTTCCCGTCGTCCTTCTGGAAATGTCAGCAGTTTAGGATTTATGTCTGCTAAATATTCCTCTATTGTCATTATTCTCCTGTTTGCCTTTTATATAATTCTTACTGTAGAAATTTATTTACAGTAGCAAAAATTATTTTTTTAAATTTATTCCCTATTTGCGTGGTCTCTATTAGAGATCATCTCTTTAATAGAATTTGATCTAGCTTTGGCTTCATTAAGCATATCTACGATTGCTAAATCTGTGCCATCTTTAGATCTATTTTCATTGATATTGGTAGACTTACCTTCAATTAGATTAATTGTTTGTATTGCTTTATGCAAGGCATTTGATAGTTTAGATATATCATCTGACATTAGATCATCTTGATATAAGGCTTCTACTGTTCTATCTATAATTGCTTGAGCCGCCAGAATTTTCTCTTTATCTGTATAGAATATGTCTAATTGTTTAGACATAACTGCAAGGCTATTTGCAGTAGGCATATCTATATTTCTTTGAATATGCCATTTCTTGGCGGTATGATATGACTTAGGATATCCTAATGTTCTCATAGTAGGACCAATTCCCATTTCCGCCGCCATTTCTATAAATTCTGTAATTTGTTCTTCTGTAAATTGTGGATATGGCATCATATCTCCTTATCTATATGTCTATATGTCGACATATTTGCCATTAATTTGACATTACGCACACACATTTGCTATCCTCTCTATATTAATATCAAATAATCTACTTTGTTTCATGTGAAACATTCTTCTTCTTTTTCTTCTTATTCAAGGCTTTTACTGTTTTTAACCCTGCTGCATACATTTCTCGTCTTATTCCATGCTTATTGATATCTATAATCATCTTGGCCTTTTGAGGTTCCGCCTTCATAGAATATCTCCTTCATGTAATTGATCAAGGAAGTCTTTTAGATTCCCATTTGCTACTATTCCAAAGTTAAAGTCCTGTGACTCATACTCATCATATATCTGTATTGTCATAGATAATACGCCTGATGGGTGATAATATAGGTCTTTAGCATAGGGATATAACCTTACGCCACCGCCCTGTTGTGGGTCCATAAAATCTCTCATATCCACTAGTTAATACATCCTTGCACTATGTACTAATTATACTAGCTTTTACATTAGAATACCCAGAGCTATGGCAGGGATGCTACGTGCTCTGGGTACTACCTATCTTTG